TTTCATTACGTCACGGCGACCGCTCGCAAGCGGTGCGCCACCTGCAAACCACCCTGAACACTAACGGTGCCCGACTGGTCGTTGACGGGCACTACGGCGACACCACTGAAGCGGCCGTGCGTGTCTATCAGTTGAGCATTGGTCTAGTGGCCGATGGCATCGCCGGTCCCAAAACACAAGCAGCGCTCGCCGGCAATGACTGCCAGCAACTGCTGAAAAACGTCGACCTGGTCAACGCCGCACAACGCCTCGACGTGCCTCTGGCTGCCGTCTACGCGGTCAACGAAGTCGAGTCGAAGAGCATGGGTTTTCTCGACATCGGCAAACCGGTGATCCTGTTCGAACGTCACATCATGTATCGCCAGCTTTCGAAAGTTCGCCACGAAAGCGATAACCCTGCCGACCTTAAACGCCGCGCCGATCAACTCGCCGCCGCTCACCCGGCCATCGTCAACCCGAAAGCCGGTGGCTACGTCGGCGGTAGCGCCGAACATCAACGGCTGGGGAGCGCCCGCGTGCTGAACGATATTGCCGCCCTGGAATCCGCTTCCTGGGGCGCTTTCCAAATTATGGGCTTTCACTGGAAACGCCTGGGCTATGCCAGCGCGCAAGACTTCGTTGCATCCATGAGCACAAACGAATCGCAGCAGTTCGATGCGTTCGTACGCTTCATCGAAACCGACCCGGCTTTGTACAAGGCATTGAAGGCACGCAAATGGGTCGAGTTTGCCAAGCTCTACAACGGACCGGACTACCAACGGAACCTGTACGACATCAAGCTCCAGCGCGCCTACGAGCGGCATGAGAACTGCGGTTGTGGTCAGTTGGTGGCCGCATGATCCGTCCTTACATCGCTTATCTACACATCAGCCCCGCAGGCAACCATGAACAAACCAGATAGCCTGCGCACTCATTTGCTGAGCAGCATTGCCGAACTCAAGCACAACCCTGACCGGTTGTTGATCTTCATCGACAACGGCAAGGTGCGCTGCACCGCTGCGGCGAGCCTGTCATTCGAATACAGTTTCGATCTGCAGATCATCCTCACCGACTTTGCCGGCCATCCCGACAGCGTCATGTTGCCCCTGCTTGGGTGGCTGAGCGTGCATCAGTCAGAGTTGCTGGAGAACCTGAGCAAGTCCGCCGACGGCATCCGGTTCGAGGCGGATATTCTCGACAACAGCAAAGTGGATATGAGTTTGACGCTGCCACTGACTGAGCGTGTGGTGGTGGGCAAGGATGACGAAGGCAACATCACCATCCGTCATCCTGGTGAACCACAGCGAATCGCCGCATTTCTCGATCCTAATTGGGTGCCAAGTGCCCAAAGCGCCGGTAACGAATGGGCGGCGCCGCAATGACCAATCGCCTGGAAGCGCTGGAGGACTGGGCTGCCGACCTGATCGGACAGCTTGAGCCAGCAGCGTGGAACCGGCTCGCTCGCAGTCTTGGCCAAGCACTGCGGCGCAGTCAGCAGCAACGAGTCATCGCCCACCGCAACCCGGACGGCAGCAAATACGCGCCACGTATAAAGCGCAACCTGCGGGGGAAACAGGGACGAGTGAAGCGGAAAATTCAGATGTTCCAGAAGCTGCGCACGGCCAGATTTTTGAAGGTTCAAGGTGACAGCAATACGATCAGCGTTGGATTCACAGGTCGCGTTACCCGCATTGCAAGGGTGCATCAATACGGCCTCAAAGATCGGGCTGAACGCGGTGCGCCGGACGTGAAGTACGAGCAGCGCGAATTGCTGGGTTTTACGAAAATTGACATTGATCTAGTACGAGACAAACTAAACTATTTAGTCAACCCCAACTAAAAAGCAACTGGATTATACGGTGAATTCGGTACATATAGATGCTGAGAATCTATTATATTGTTATATACCTGATGTAGTGAAGCCAAATACGCAAACCCGATAGCAGTCAACTCATAACTGGTTTTTATATATTGTTCAGTTGTACCAGCCAGCATATTAATGTCTTTCTTAGTAATTTCAACTTTTCGCTTCGCCATACGATAGGGAACTAGAACATCACCGAGAGACTCTTCTAAGATGTAAGTATTATGATAGCCATGCATGAAGCTGTGAATATGCGTTATAAGCATATCATTTGTTATTCTGACTTGATCTTCAAACGTCGCATATTCAATTTCTTCTTTAACCAAGCGTCTGAATATACCGCCCAATATTTTTGCTTTCTGCTCGGAGCTAACCTGTTCGATAATCTCAAGTAGCTCGTTAATGAATTGTTCCTTCTTTCCTTCCCTTTCTAGAGAGATCGAAAAATCCGCCCATTCATCACTTGTCATATCCCCCACGGCCTCAACAAACGCCCTAACTTTCTTTTTAAATTTGCCTTCCTTGTATTGAAGAAATGTTTTGAGCGTCGCCACACCTGTAGACACGAAAGGGATTTCCTTTAATACCTCACTTTCAACACAGGAATCCAGCAAAGCCTCTGCGTAATCAGCAAGTGGAAAATTCTTAGCCACTTTTCTAACTTCTTCAACCTTTCCTTCTTTTTCATCAGCCATGACTGACCTATACAATATAGACAAACGATAGAAATTTAACTTGACATAGCACTTACCAAAGCATTGAAACGGGATGCCACGACCGCATTTTTTATTTCGGCTCGCCCCTTCATGCCTTGCGCGCCGTCAAAGCTGTTCAATTCGAGATTTTTCAAATTGAAATAATTATAAGTATAACTACCTTTCGCACTACCATTAACAATTTTGTACGCAACCATCATCTTTCGTCCATTTTGCACGACACAACGATGAAGGTGAGATTCATAAAAATCTAAATTAGGATGGATAAAACTATAGTAGCGGGAACGGAATACCCTTCTAGAGGTTCCAGTTATGTGGTGTGCAAGAAAACTCACATCAGCCTTTTTGATTTGCATATTGCAACGCTTGCAGGAAATTGCAAGGTTCTTGCCTGTGAACATGTACTTGGGGAAAATAGACTTTGGTAATATATGCTCAATATCCAAAACCATCGCAAATTCGCCATAATTATTCGACATGCAATAGCAGCATTGATTGGCGGTTTTAATTTTACCAAATTTTTTTATTTTTCTCTTAAGCGTTTTCAATCTTGCATTTTTATCCCAAGCAGTATGCCCTGCCAATGACGCGTCTCGCATCGCAACAATTTCTAACTGGGTAAATCGAGGGCGATTCGGCATATATCATACACTCGCTGTCTGGTTCATTAGATCAGCAACTCCCTCAAGAAAACGAATCACCCTAGGATCATATGATTTAAACTTATAGTCTTCAACAATCGCTAACGCCTTCTCTAAGCCGATCTTTTTTTCATCAAGGAGATTTATTACTCTCACCATTTCATCTGACAAAAAACGATTCTCCGGAGTAACAACACCAAATACATCCGCAAGAATTTCTTCATTATTACTTGATGACCGATCAATCTCTACGGGCAATCTGTCTCGCATCCCATATACAACCGCATCTTCCGTCCCCAAAGGAATTATAAGAGGAGAGTGGGTCGCAATGACAACTAACGGCCGATAATATTGAAACAAGTCTAAAATATTCCTCACGTACTCTTGTTGCCAGCGAGGATGAAGACTATTCTCTGGCTCATCAATTAATATCGCAACCCCCTCATCTATATATGTCGATATATGAACCAATCCAGAAAGCACCATCAACTCACCGGAACTGGCTTTTAACAAAGGAATACGAAGACCATCCCTCATCAACTCCAGATCTAAACGTTTTATTATTTTTAATCTTTTTAACACTGACTCATTGTCTACCAAATCTCTAAATGTAGTTTGCTGCATGGTGTTAGACTCAAAGCCTGCCAGATCGATCATGACAGACTCCGGGCTACGCAACACATCAGTAAAATACTTTAAAAAACTGATCGCACCATACAACTCCGGGGTATCAACACCACCCAAAACCTCGTCAACACGAGAAATATCAAGGCCCACAACAATCAATCTAATTTCGGATTGAAAGCCTGTGTAGCTCAAGGCCCTCAGAAGATGTGCGGCACTATTCCTATGTCCATTACTCATATACCGAATAGAGTTTTTAATCGTCTTCGCAACGATATTTTTACCCTGCCGGCCTCCTAAAAAATGAAATCTTTCGGATCGAGAAGTAAATTTATCATGAACCGATGTTGCAATAGCTATTACCTCCCCACCTCCTCTTATATATCTAAGAGAAAGTTCGTTTAACAACTCACTCTTTCCGCTCCCATTCCCTCCTATCAAAATATTCACAGCGTGATTAAAAAAATCAACAAGGTTATCATTATAATCCTGCACGCGACGCTCCATTTTTAAAAACTCACAGCGTTAGGATAAAAGCAAACTAAGCTAATCCTGCTTTTTTCTACCGCCTAAACCCCTCTATCGAATTACAACTCAATACTACTACCAGCCTCATCTGTTGACTTGTAGCTCCTCAGTATACATACAGCCGCTCATGCTTGGTCGATACAAGAGAGATCATCATAGCCGCATGAAAGACTTAACCTCCCTCTCCCGCTTGATTGAAAATATCATCCGCTACGGCACTATTTCTGCCGTTCAGGTGCAGCCTCCACGCGTGCAGGTCAAAACCGGATCGCTGACCACCGGTTGGCTCCCCTGGATCGCCTCGCGAGCCGGAGCCGACCGCGAGTGGAACCCGCCGACCGTGAACGAACAGATCATCCTGTTCAGCCCTTCCGGCCAGCTCAGCAATGGTATCGTTCTCACCGGCCTGTTCAGCGACCACATCCCCGCCAACGGCGACCGCGAAGGACTGCACCGCCGCACCTACCGCGACGGCGCCGTCATCGAATACGACAGCATCGCTCACCACCTGAGCGCTACTCTGCCCGAGGGCGGAACAACCAACCTGGTCAGCCAAGGCGGTATCCGTATCGTCGGTCCAATTACCCACGAAGGCGACTACACCCAAACCGGCAACCAAACCATCACCGGCAAAATCACCGCATCGGTGGACGTGGTCGCAGCCAACATCAGCCTGGTCAAACACCCGCACGGCGGCGTCATGTCCGGCGGCGGCATAACAGGCCAGCCGCAATGAACCGAGAAACCGGCACCGCCCTCGACCAGGTCGAACACATCACCCAGTCCGTCACCGACATTCTGACCACCCGACTCGGCACCCGCGTCATGCGCCGCGAGTACGGCAGCTTGTTGCCCGAGCTGGTGGACCAGCCGTTCAACGACTTCATCCGTTTACAGGCCTACGCCGCCACCGTCATGGCGCTAATGCGCTGGGAACCGCGCATCAGCCTCAGTCGCGTGCAATTACTCGGTGCCACGTTGGCAGGCCAATCGACCCTGGACCTTGAGGGCAGCATCGTCGATACCAACGAGCCGCTGAGCCTCAGCGTTCCCTTGCGACTGGGGGGCAGCGTTTGAACACCTTCGTCGCCATCGACCTGAGCCAACTGCCGGCGCCGCAGGTCGTCGAGCAGATTGATTACGAGCAGATCCTCGCCGAGCGCAAGGCGTACGCCATCAGCCTCTGGCCGACTGAGGAACAGGCGGAAATCGCGGCACGCCTGAACATGGAATCCGAACCGCTAACCAAACTGCTCGAGGAAAACGCCTACCGCGAAATGATCTGGCGCCAGCGGGTCAACGAAGCGTCGGTGGCGAACATGCTCGCCCTGGCCAAGGGCGCCGACCTGGAGAACCTGGCCGCCAACTACAACGTCAGGCGCTTGGTCATTCAAGTCGCCAACCCTTCAGCCATACCACCCATTCCAAAGCTGATGGAAAGCGACGACAGCCTGCGCGAACGTGCGCAGATGGCCTGGGAAGGTCTCAGCACCGCGGGCCCGCGCAACAGCTACATATTCCACGCACGTTCCGCCGACGGTCGTGTGGCCGACGCCACAGCAGAAAGTCCTAATCCGTCGGAAGCGGTCATCACCGTGCAATCGGCCCTGGGCAATGGCAGAGCCTCGACGGATCTGTTGACCACCGTGGAAGCCTACCTAAGTGACGATGACCGCCGCCCGTTGGGCGACCGTCTGAGGGTTCAAGGCGCGCAGATCCTCAACTATGAAATCAGCGCCGAACTCTACCTGCTGACATCCGGGCCAGAGTCAGAGCTGATCCTGAAAGCGGCCAAAGAACGGCTGCTGAA